TCAATCTCCGGGCTCTTCTATTTTTATGTCATCAATACTAAAACCAGATATAGTATATGATTTCTCAGCATCATGTGTGATTAGTTTGATCTTGTTCGGGAGCTCGATCCCCATTGCTTTCGCAACAGCTACTACATACATTTCTGCTAAAAGTCCGTCGATGCTTTTATTTAACTCTATCGTATGCATTAGTTGACCCCCTGGTGATTTGCTTTAACAGCACATGTTAGTTTACAACAAGACATTTACAGGAAAATGTTGGGCGTGATATAATTCGCCCGAAACCCACCACCTTCTCTCAAACAAAGAGGAATGAGAACCTATGGCGTCTTTCACTCGAGGGAGATGCCTATTGAAACCACTCCTAAAACGTATCAATATGAGCCAATCAGAACTGGCTCGCCGATCAGGATACTCGACACGAATGATCTCTTACTTTGCCAACGATCAAAAGAAAATGTCTGCGGACGCAATGTACACTATCTCGCAAATCATTGGCTGTAGTATGGAGGCTTTGTATGAGTGGGTTAAAGTTTCAATAGGTACAGCAGAGTAGATACTCTGCGCTCCTACAGCGAAAATGAACCTATAGGTTCAAAATCGTAGTACCATTGTAATACGTATCAACAGAAAATGTTGTCGCATTTTGTCGGTAAATTATGAAATTTTAAAACAAACTATATCTTTGGTGCCATGATTGAAAAAATCTACAAACCAAATAAACCCGCCTTGTGTTTCACTTGAGAAAAAGTGTAACGCACGATAAATGGTTACATTGGCCAGAAATCTTCTTGTTTTACACTGGGGTCTTTTTTTCTTAAAGCTGTAAGTACTTTTTTCATGGTGCTGGAGTTATGTCCTCGTTCTTCATTAACCAATTTACGTATCGTTTCCTGACTTAGACCAGTTTCCTTCTGCAGCCACCGTTGAGTCATGCCCTCGCGATCTAACCAAGTCCCTAATCTGCTCCGTTTCTTACCTAATCCCCACCCTGGCATACGATCACCTCGATAGCCAGTTTGGACAAACATTCAAAATTTTAATCCAAAATCACCAGAAAAGTAGTGATAATGGACAATCCCTTCCGCATCTACATATAGCACATCACATTTGGAGGGATGACCATGGCAAAGAAACGAATGTCAGCATCACGCAGGAACCAGGTAGAGGCAGACTGGGAAGATGATTATGACGACCGCCCGTCTGAAGCAGAAATGGAACGTGCGGCTGAAAGATCGTATTGGTTAGTAGCTGTCATAATCGGATCCGGTCTTATCTTGCAAGCTGTCGCCACCTTGTATAAATAGCCGCGATAATCGCGGTTTTCTTTTACCGAAAAACATAGTACTAAAGCGCTACAGCACCATGGCTCTACAGTACTTTGGTGATTTAGTAGTGGGCTTTCCCTTCGAGAGAGGGGATAAATTCGAGTGAGAGGGGAAGAGAGGATGTTCTTGGGAAATCGTAAAGAGAGGTCAGATAAGAAAAAGAGGATCTACCCATACCTTAAGCACGAGACTTATCGGCGGCTGAACAGAATTTCCAAGCCATGTGACGTCAGCGTTCATGAGATTGCAGCGGACTTTTTGAATGCAGCGGTTAATACTCCGGCATTCGTCAATTGGATCCAAGATAAGTACAAGGTTGCCGGGGACGATCCGCTTCGGGTGATCCCTTTAATAGAAAATGGAAAGGTACATTATTAAAACGCAAAGCCCGTCCAGCTGAGGCGGGTTTCAACATGTAATGGAGAAATATAGCGTTGTATTTTGTAAAATTATGTTATTATTAATATGGGAACAAGGGTTCCCGTCCACTATAGTCAACAAAACAGCAAAAGCCGTCCCGTCATGGCAGACAAGAAAACGGCTTTTGCACCACCAGGCAGCGCCTGATAATTTCATAATATCACATTGGGCGCTGCTCTGGAATACCGCATTCCAGGGAGGAATAAGCCATGCAACAAAACGTATTAAGCATCGTAAAAACCAACGTGAATGATCTTTATCTACGTGAGTACCTGCTCTACATGAAATCGGACAAGGGTGCACGACCAGCAACGTTGATTGGTTACGAAAATGATTTGCGTCGGTTTCTTGAACACCATTCCACAGCAGATGTGTTAGAACTTCGGCAGCAGGACATTCGGGAATACAAGTTTAGCCTTGTTGATGCTGGACTAGCTCCGCGTACAGTTAACAGGCACATTTCAGTAGTCCGCTCGTTTTACGAGTATTTTGTAGATCACGACGATTACGACATCATGAAGAATCCGGCGAAGAACATACAAGGTATGAAGGTCCCTCGCACCATCCCGATCACACTGGGGGAATCGCAGGCCAAGACTTTATTGGACGGTATCATGCTGACTGGCCGATACGCGATCCGCGACTACGCCATTTTCGCAACGTTTCTTTTCACCGGCATCAGGGTGAGCGAGCTGATTAGCCTTAAGGCATTTGATATCAACTTCGAAGAGAATTATATTCATATTCGAGATGGAAAAGGCGGAAAAGATCGGATTGTCCCGATGGTTCCACAGCTGGCCAACGCATTACGGCTGTACATGCAAAATGGAGTCGTGTACGAGGAATTCAAGAAGAAAAAATCGCGCAGCAATGTAAGCCGGTATCAAAGCGGACGGAAATACTTTGTGCTTGGGGAAGATGATCAGACGCTATTCCTTACCAAGTATGGGCAAGCATACAGCGAGAAAGGGATTGACTGGCTATTCAAATCTTATACGAAGAAGCTCGGCATATACAAAGAGGGTTTGAGCCTCCACGCTCTCAGACGCAGCTGCTTGACGTTTTTACATAAGCAAGGCGTTGACCTGTTCATCTTGAAGGAGATATCGGGACATGCCCGGGTACAGACGCTGGAGCATTACTTGGCGATCGATAAGAGTAAAGTACTTGATGCAATGAAAAAGCATCCGCTGCATAGTCACCAAATTGATCATGGATTGGTTGAGATGGTTCGAGGTAATCGCACCTAAAACACAAGCAAACCACCCTTCTCCAATGAGTTGGGTGGTTTTTCTCGTAGGATCGACGCCATGCCAATATTATGTTGCTTCGACCTTCACAATTTTATCCATAGAGATCCACTGAATATCTTCATCATTAACCAATTTGATTTGCCGGTTCACCTGGTCGATCCGCTGCACCCATCCCCAAAACGATTCGACTACCCCTAACTGCTTACGTGTCGGATGAAAGTATTTGACTGTGATTGCGAAATCGTCGTGAATAGATTCCTGAATCACTTGGTTCATTTCTAGCAGTTCGTCTTCCTCGATCACCGGCATGGTGGCTAAGGATTTTTCGTAATAGTGATCGTACAGCGCAGTAACTTGCTCTGGAAGCATAAATTTCATGGCGAATAAATCATCTTTTTTCCCCATGCTTTACCTCCAGCCAGCCGAGACTTACCAAATCTTTGATGATCGAAAGCGGGCAGTTAGGCTGCTTCCCAGCGCGAATTCTTTCTAAAGCAATCAAATGTTGAGCGGTTAAAATGGGTACTTCTTTTAAACGACCATCAATCATCGTGCTCATTATCTTCATAGAAACACCCCTAAACAAGAACGTTTGTTCTTATTTTATGCGAAAATGAGCGAAAAGAAAAGCCCCACTAATTAGTGGAGCATTCCGTTAATTTCAAGAGGACCGAAAAAGTAGAGGTGGCCGCCTTCTGGCGGACCGAATAATAGTGGTGAACCTCCACCTTCTGGAGGTCCAAAGTGAATCCAACCCGGGCCATCTTGAAGCTTCCATCGTGGACCAGCGTCAAGATTAAGAGATTCCCATCCAGGCCCACCTTCACAAGACCAACGTGGTCCAACATCGCAACGTTGAATTGATGGTCTTTCATTGCCATTCCAGTGTGGTGTTCCCTCCAAAAGAACAGCAGGACGTTCGCCGCCCTCAAGTAATACTCCTGGTCTTTCTCCTCCATCTAAAAAGAAGTCTTGCATTCGGTCTCAACTCCTTCAGATTTATATAATCTATAATAAGCTATTAGCAGTTAATAGAATAGTCTTGCAAATAAAAAAAAAGCCCTCTCGGGATTTCTCCCAAGAGGACATCGACTCTATACATATAGACTGTATCCGCGAGTTATTTATTCTCTTTTTTGAATAAATTGGCCACAGGTTGAGGAATCGATACATTGTTGCCTCTGGCGACGTACTTAACTATGCGATAAATATAAATTGTATAAATCCATGAAATTACAACATAGTGAAAGTAGTTACCCAATAAGGCGAAAATATCCTGGCTCGCCGTGAAATCGACTAATGAATAATGGGCTTTGATTACTGCTACAATCGCTACAATATTCGTAATAAAATTCCACGCTTTTGATTGAATCTTATGATCTGCTTCTGTGCCTGGTTTAATGTTACCAGGTATTAATGATAAAACAACATCGATAACTCCCAGAAGCAAAAGGCCGCCTATAAGATTTATTGTCGCCCATCCTAGCCAGGTAATTAACGCAGAGAGTAAAGCGGTTAACCAGATTTTTACTACCCAGCCTTCCTTGACTGACTCCTTCATTTCTTGAGCATACATGGTAAACGGGGTCGGTATACTCGCTGGCATAACCATAGCACACACCCTTTTGAACAGTTCTATAGTATATGTATTACCCGGTAGGTAAACTTTATTCTTATTTTCGAATAAAATCACGAAACTTGCTCCCATTTCTAACACACTATTACTTGGCAATCCCGTTAATTTTAAAGCCGGTATGATATTCTTCTTTAAACCAAATTGCCCTGATAGATCTTCATTATCAGGTGATGCCTGATGTAATAGATTTCGCTCGACTGCGTTTATCGCACGCTCTTTTATGACTTGTGCAAAATCTATTTCCATTAATGTAAATGAGCTCATCAAACATCAGCCTCCTTCACGATCTTTATCCGGTGGAAACCCACGACATCTTTGTTTTTGTTCCGAAAATTGAAAAAATAAACACCTTCTTCTTCAATAGGGAAATTTCGCAAGTCGAAGGCGTAGTAGTTAACGGAACCTATTTCGCGATCATCCAGGGAAAACTCAGTAGTTTGAATTTCCGCTTTGCTCGGTCCGACAATAACGAGTGAACATTCCTTATTTTCATCCGAAACAGGGATTAGACAAAAGACTAAATAAAACTCTTCTAATTTTGCGGGGATATCGGTCACCTTGCAAACATCAAAAGTATGTATAAGAGTCATCTCATCGTTGTCATGATGTTCAATCTTTTTACAGGTTAATATTTGCTTAACGTATATACTCATTTGTAATCTCTCTTTTCTATTCTTCCTAACCCCATTATATCCGTATGGGTAAATTTAGTAAATTAATAAACAAAAAAACCCTCCCGGATTTCTGAGAGGGCTCACACTGTTATCCTACCTTATTCAGTAGGCAATATTATTTTATGTAACTGTCACGAGGGAGGTTTTTCATCTTTTGGTTTCACATAGCTGTATGCCCCAGTAGCGATCAACCCTATGACCGCTGTCATCATTACGCCCTGCCGGACAACTTCAGGTAGGAATACAAACACCGCTGCCAATCCCATAGCGACTACAGGGGCGAACTTAACCGGCAATCCTAATCCTTTCGCTACACCAACCAAAGCGGCCACGATCGTGCCAAGGGTAGCGATGTCGTAAGAGATAGGTTCCAACATGCTAGACACATCCTTTCAGCTTCACGGTTTTCGTTTCTCCGCACCAATCTACTTGCATGTTAAGGATCCCAGCGAGTTCCCGGGCAGGAGCATAGGAAACACCGGCAATGATCGTTTCGGTAACGTCTTGCCCGTTTACAGTTACCTGTTTAGACGTCGGACACCAGGCAGGCATGACTCCCACTGTTTCAGCAACAGCTCGAACGGGAATAAAAGAATGCCCGCCCTGGAGAAAGCCTTTCGGCTCGATCGTTTTTCCATTGACCTCAATACTGCACTTGTCCACACTCCCCACAGGCTTGTGGGTAGATTCGTTCACGTATGCTTTGATTTGAGCGTCTACGTCTTGTTTGAACTTAGTAAACAGTGCAGGATTTTCAACCCACGGTTTAGGGCAGATCTTACGCCACTTCTTACCAGTTTTCGTTACCTGTTCGATATCGTAATGCCGGATATTTCGGTCCGTCTTGTATCCGAACAGCAATTGGCACAGGGCGCTTATTTTGACAGCCCGCTTGATTGTCTCCGGATGGAATGATCCGTCCTTCTCCATGCACAATTCTGTTGAAATAGAATTTCGATTATACCAGGTGTTGCCTGCTTGGTAGGCTACTCCCCACAAAGGAATGATGATCCGAGCCGAGTCTTTATCAATGAAAATATGAGCCGAAGCATACCGGTCCTCGATTTCATCGTGAGGATTTTGGTTTTTCAGGTTTTCAAAATAAATCTTGTGTTGCTCGTCGCCTGGACCTGGATTCGCGGTATAGTGGTGAACGTGTGCCGACTGTGAGTTGAGCAGCATATCCGGACGGGAGAATTGGTTAACCGAAATGAAATCTTCAACTGCAAGCTCTAGCAGCTTTTTATACCATTTACTTGATTGAATTGCTTTCTTATCCACCTATGCTGCCCCTTTCCAGAGAAGAGCAATTGCACCGGCAATCACCGCTCCAATCACGGTACGCCATAACCAACGTTGGTTATCAGCGATTTCATTCAACCGATGATGGGCTGACCGTGAACTTAGTAATGCCTCGCTAGCTTTCTCTTTTGCCTCTTCTGCTGTCTCACGAACATTCGTCATCGAATCGAATTTTGTTTCCATTCGTACAACACGTTCACGAATATCACTGAGCATGCGGCTCATTTCTACATCAGGCATGTGCTCACCGCTTTCCATAATAGTGAAACTAGGGAGCCCTAAAGCTCCCCATTAAAAAACGCCCTATCTCGAATCGAGAAAGAGCGTTACGCTGCAGCCAGAGGTTTTCCATCGGTACCAAGACCGAGGGCCTCCAGTTCTGCTTTCACTGCCGGTTGCAGGCTCACTGGAACTTGCGAGAATGTCCTGCGTCCGTTGATGATCAAAGCTACATAGATATCGACCATGACTGAATCACCTCCTTTCCTAGAGATGATCCACAGCGCGATGTTAAGAAACATTAGCATCGGCCTCCAACTTGGCCTGTACTTCCTGCCGAATGTTTTCTGGAACCTGGTCGATTGTTCTACGACCCGATTTCACAAGTTTATAGTATACCTCCACCATTAAGGCGCACCTCCATTTACTCTCTCTTCTAAGGCAAGCAGCCGTTCGTAGTTGTCCGCAATGGCTTCCATTAAATCTAGGTTTGTTTCTTGTTCTGCAGCAAGGTCTGCTTCCAGCTGCACGATCTTTGCATCCTTTTTTGCAAGTTCCTCATTCATCTTATTGATTTCAGAAATTGACATTACGTTTTCCATTCTCAATCGTAAGCACCTCCGAATCCGTTGATGATGATTGGAGCAGTTGCTGTCCCCTTATCGAAAGTGAACCGGATGTCCACTCCCCAGTTAGCATCTGTCTTTTCGGTGTTTGTGAAAAGATATCCCCTGCCTGCAGTAACCGCGCTGGTTATGTCTTCCCAAGTTGGGACCGCATCGAATGCATTATTACAGGCTTCGATCGTCTTCGTTGCTCCTTCCGGAATAACCGCATTGAGTGTCACAAGAACCCTAGACGGTTGGGCATCAGCTGGGAATGGATTTTTCAGTTTAAACTCGATGTGGGTTTCTGTGCGCCTAAAGGTGAAAACACGATCAGAGTACAAGCCCTTACTATCTGTTGCTCTAACCTTCACTTGATGCTGGACCCCTAAAGCAAGTCGCAACCAAGTGTCTTGATCAATTGTGATTGAATAATTCTGCCCAGATACCCCATTAAATGATTTGGTCTGCACACCATTCAGATACTCTGTGACTGTGAAGGCCTGTCCTTCCGGATCAGTTACCGAGTAGTTAAAGGTAGGCGGGGTGTCGATCGTCCCTGAATCTGCATCAGCTCCACTGATCGTAGGCGGACGATTCCAAATGACGGTAAATGCCCGGATTGCTTCTGCCGACTTTCCGCCTTTATCATCCTCTGACCAAACGGTAAGATAATGGATGGTGTTTTCGGCCAAGTCTGCGTCAGTGACGTACATCGAGCCGTCTTTTAATTTCTTACCGGCAAACGTCAGTGACACAGAGAAGGGGATAGCCACGCCTGCAGATACATCCGCGTCAAGCGTCCAAATCGTCCCGTTATCAATGCGGTACTTTACATACGCCACGTTTCCTGAATCAAGATCCGTTCTTGTCCCTTCGATAAGGAGTGTACTGCCCTCGATTAACACCGGCTCACGATACTGCGCTGCAATTGATTGAGCAGTTGCTAAGTCCACATTCGTTCCGAGCGCATCATACTGTGCTTGCGTGATTTTAAAAACACGTACATTATCGAAGTTGAAAGCGTCGCCGATTGTGCCGCTGTGGTACATTCTCGGAACGAAATAACCAGTTCCCGGCGTTGTTACTGCTGTTACTTTAACCCCGGTAATAACCGGAATCCATTGCCCCAAGGTTGTTACATTGTATCCATCTGATGGAGTTACACGTTTTTCGTCAGAAGTTAAGCCATTAGCCGTAGTTGCTGGATAGAAGAAATTTGCTGCAGCATCAAGAAAACCATCCGCAACGACAATGAAACAATCTCCCACAGCAGGATAATACTTCGATAATTGAGCTTCAACATTGGTTACAGCAGCTGTTTTTGTCACCTTAATGCTGTTATTACCCTGCGTTTTCCTTGTATTATCTAACGCCGCCGTTCCGCCTGTGCTGGTGAACTTGCTTACATCTTCGCAGTAACCTACAGCACCAAGGAGGTTTTCAGCTGGTGAGGTGAGAGAAATGGTAGGAGGGTTGTTACTGATTACAAAAGTTCGTTCAGCAGATGTAACAGATCCACCTTTTCCATCATCCGCAACCACTCGCCAATAGTAGGTTCCTAAGTCCCAGCCCGTACTAATTCCATTTTTTGATGAGACGCCGCTAAAACCCATGTTGTAAATATTCGAAGCCCCGGGAGAGGTTCCAACTTGTAATGTGCAGGTTAACGGATCACCATCTGGATCGCTAGCGGACCATTGAAAATTGATGTCAGTTCCTTTCGATAATGTTTGATTATCGGCAGGGTTGGTCAGCGTAAGTGTTGGCGGGTTGTTGGTGATTGGTTCGAGAATAAGTAATTGACTTGCCCCTGTTGCAAAAGCGCTTGCGGTCGCTCTCATCTCAGACGCAGTTTGATCAATGTCATCATGCATGTATTTGTAAATCAATTCAGCCGTATGGCCCGTTCCTACATCGTAACCCTCGGTATAACTTAATGGAGGGGTAAAAGTAAATCCACCGTTATGCGCGGAATTGAAAATAGCGAACATTGTTTTGCTAACCGTCGCGGGTGGTACTGGCGGCTCAAAAGCAGTTTTGTTTTCGATTGCTGCCCCAGTTTTGTTGCGAATTGATTTTACATTTCGAAATGCAGCGATTTTTCCTGAAATCGCATTAGATGATACTGCTGTAGTAAATGTCGGGTTTGATTCGGCTCCATTATGTGTTTTTGTGGCTAAAACGTGAGTTGTAACGCTGGAAACTACTGTGCTTTGAATAGTCCACCCGCTAGGTGTAGTTATGGGAGTGACATTACTACCCGTGAAAGAAAGATGCGCCACCATTAGATCCCCAATTTGTGCCTGTGCAGGAATTACGGGAGTAATAGATGTTGCTGAGCCTGTACTTGATGTCGCTCCTACCCCCACATACTCCACCTGTTTTTTGCCTGTTGTCGGGATTGTGTAATCGATGGTGAGGGTTGGGCGTTGAGCAACGGTTCCGTGGTCTAGTGAGGAAAAATTAAATGTGGTGCTTAACGCAGTTTCATCCTCGTCCTTGAGCAGAAATCCGTTGTTAGGAACCACGCCGTTTATGATATCCTGCGCCAATTGCTTTATGTCGAACGTTACTGCACCTACAGCCGCACCGCATAGTTTTATCGAACCTGCTGTGGGATTAAAAGTCGGCAGTGTATTCCATGTTGTTGCCCCATCCCAAATGGATGTAACATTATGAACGCCAATGTTTCTGTTTTGCCCTCCAATCGCCGCATCAATATATAGATTCAAACTGGCAGAATTGATTACAGCGTTATTCGGGATTAGTCCAAAATCAAATTTGATTAACGTTCTGTATGCTTGATTAGCCGCGCCACCTGTACCAACAGCCAATGATGCTCCCGATCCACTTGCTAAAGTCGGGTTAGCTTGCGCCACATACGTATCAACTGCAATCGAGTTCGTTCTATTAAGCGTAATTACTGGCATTCTCTCACTCCTTTCCTTACTTCGTTAAATGGCCGTTATCTGAAGTTAATAACATCAGCATTAATTTCTCCTTCACATAAAAAACCTCATCATAAAATGATGAGGCCCCCTTGATTTCCATATTTTTCGTTGTTTCTTTTAAATCAATTCAGGAAAGAAAAAGCGATCCACATGCTCATATTTATTTTTACTGTTTTGCTTGTTCCTCCTTGATCACATCATCGATATTTACCATTTTAACCCCGTTTGGTAGCGGAATATTAAAGGTTGCATCGGTAAATTTCGGTGCCGGGTCCATTTTTGTAACGTTTATCTCTTCATCATTAGTCTTTTTCTTAATCACGATTCCCGTTTGTTTATCAAACCAAAATTCTATGTCTGGAAAAAATCGCTTTGGCTGGTTTGGTTGCTTTAGCAACTTCCATCTTTCAATTACTTCTTTGGGCGCATTTGTCGGAGGCTGCCATTCTGGTATTTCTTTTCCTTTTCCAGCGAGATGGTAAGTAATACGGTTGTTGACGTTTTCTTCACCTTTAAAAGTAACATTTGTTGTTGCAAGCAGATGGTTCAGATTGAATTGAGTATCTATGACCGCTGCAAATGTAGTAGGTGCGTTAGCAACGATTGCTCTGCTGTCCCCCTGTGCATAGCTAATGGTCTTACCACCTTTACTTAATGAAAAATGAACGTTGCCATTTTCCTGATGCATTTGGTCACGATATAAACCATTGACCGTGTTATCCCAATAGGTTATCAAACTCTTTGTCTGTGTGTGGAAGTTAGGATTATATACCACTGAATTTACCTCTGCATAGATAGGAATCTTTTTCTTACTTTTTAATAAGGTAATCACTTGTTCAGTACTGCTGTTAGCAGCTGCAGCTGTCATTCCTGCGATTCCCATCAGGCAAGCAAAGCACAGTATACTCACAAATAACAATGTTAAACGTTTCATTCATTTTCCACTCCTTATTACATCAATGTTTTGATACTAATTAGATCCGTCACAATTAATTTTGTGACACTCCCAGAGAAATATTTTTAAAAATAGTCTGGGATCAACTGCATTCATAACACAATTATCTCACTCAAACCGCAAATCTCTAATATAGGAGTGGTTCCCGTTTGTAAAGAAGGGTTCCGGCTGTGTTCCTACCGATATTGGCCGTTATCTGTTGCAAAGTAATTTTCTGGAAATTTCATATTTACGCCGCCTCCAAACGGGTTTGCGCCTGGTTATAATAACCTTTGGTGAGCTCAATTGCGTCTATGGTAGCCAAATCTTCAGTGAAGAGATTGTGTTTGAAGTCATCAGGGAAGGTTGACTCAATCAGACTGACGCGGTTTTCCAAGGATGAGAACTTTGTGTTAATTTCATTCCTCGTCATGTGCAGGTTCGTGTCGCTCGCGTGTTCGTTGAACGTAGTCACAGTGAGATAGGCGAGAGCGCTGATTTCTGCGGTTACATTGGCCGCGCTCCCGATGACCGTAATGATATTGATGACTTCCGCAACAGTATCCTTGCCATTATCAGGCGGGACAAAATCAGCCGTTGATCCTGCATTAGCTACGCAGTACAAAATCTCCCCGATATCTGGATCATTCGCATACAGACCGAGCTCACGAAAGTAGAACCCGCTCTGCTCTCCTTCATTGGTAATCGAAGCTGTAAGCCTGACTTGTCCCTGGCCGGTTACCTTCATTTCAAGAATGGGGAGGGACTTTGTTTCGTTTATGAGCTCGAGCAATTGGCGAAGTTCGTTGTTGTCGGCCACGTGTCCGTCGCCGATCCCGATGCGTGTGAAGCGTATAGCTGTTCCTAGCTGCCCCTTCGTTTGCAATTCCAGACCTCTGTCTGTTAAAACCATTCCGTTAAACTGTGCCAACTTAATTCACCTCCGCCGGTTTTATCGTGATAATCTTTAATCGAGTGGCCACCGAACCGTAATAGGCATTCATTTGTTCTTCTGGCTCGATCGATACGGTGGCCGTCTTCACATGGACAGGACGAATATGATGAAAGTCACCAAGCAGCTGTGGGATTCTAGAAGTATCCATGCTGCGGAAGTGGAAAGTGATCTTCTTCTGACTGAATATCTCCTCAACGTCCTTCAAATCTCCGACTGCACTGCCGATGGTACGTAAGGTAGGCAAAGTAAAACGAGCTTTTGCTAAATTTTTTCTTCGAACAGCCTCTCTTCGCTCTTCATCGGACCCGATTTGTTTCTCTCCAAAATAGATCCAATCCCAAATATCGAGCCCCCATGTGGCGTAAGGTAGCGCGAACTGATTCTGGATGTCTTTGCTCCGTTCTTTTTGGTAGTCGATCTCCCCGCCCGCAGCTTCAAAGTGCGTCTCTGCTACATGGGTCTCATACCATTGCCGGGGAACCTTTTCGCGATATCTCAATGGAATCATGGCAGCACCACCAGATTCAGAGAGGAAACTGCTTTAATCGGCTTGGTGAGATTTTCCGGAGCGTCGTTGAGCGTAAAGTCTGTATAATCTCCCACGCCATCCACCCAAAAAAGCGCACCTACCTGTTGATACACGATCGATGTGCGCCCTTTTAAATAACCCTTAATTCGATTTGTAATGAGAGCTATGGCATCAGCTCTTTTTGTTTCGTCGATCATGATGAGTTTTACTTGCGTTTTCACCACAAAGGTTTCGGCAGGATGACAAATGAGATCATGACCTGCCACCCGTTTCGTCGTCTCCAATTTATCTCGCACGATCAATGCGAATGCTTCAGTCACGGGTAAGTCAGCCGGATCCGTGAGATACAGGTCAATGGAGACGTCATTACGTTCATGCTCAATGGCTACAGCTCCACCCACGCCTTCTATTTCTCTTGCCCATACCTCGTAATCCTCGGCGCGGCCGTTTCCTTCATCGGTACGTTTCTTTTCGAGGATGCGATCACGATAATCCTCAATGTCCTCTCCCACTTTTATGTCAACACCATCTGCATAGCCATGTGCCTCCAAAAATTCCCCATCAGCCCAAATCGGAAATGCTTGGAGGAACTCGTATTCTTGGATTTGCTGTTGATCTTCCCACTCTTGTGCGAGTGGGTACCACATGTCATAGAATAGTTCTCCTTCTGCAGTTGGCGGCGGTGTTTCTCCCTTTGACTGGGCATAAGCAATCGCGCGGTTGACGATACGCTGATAAATCTCATCAGCTGTTTCACGTAGCAGTGGCATTTCAGGTTTTGGTGGCCTTATCGTTGCCATACTTCCACCTCCGTTTGAGTAGGCCCTCTTACTCCGTCAATTTTGATAGAGAAAACTACTCTGTCTTTTTCAAAACGAACATTAGAAACCTCGGCATGCTCTATTTCATCGTGAGCTTCCAGTGCGTCTTGCACATCAAGCTTTATGGCCGGAAGGGAAATAGCCGGACGCATCTTGCCAGTGTCAGATAAAAAATCAACACCTACTCTGTCAGAGTAGATGCCATATTGGAATCGCTTTGTATTAATGATTTTCCGTGCGGTTTCCTGAAGATATTCATCGTAGGTTTCTGTTTTCAGATATCTACCATCCAATCCTTGGAGCAACTGCTTTGTTTGCCAATCGAATTTATACGTCCAAGGCATCTGATCGCTAGGAACTGGTGCCAGCAATTCTTCATTCCCTTGCAATTCTGGAAACACTTTTACTTCACCTCACCTAACACCAGGTATTTACCGTTGGAGCACGCCATTAGCGCTAATCTGGCTCCAACGTCCTCCGGCTTGAAAATCTCATCTTTAAACAGGACCAATTCCTCCTGTTCGAAAGGAGTCGGATCAGTATCAAGCTTCACAATTAAAGGTGTGACGCTTTGTAGTGTGCCGAACTCCACCTGTGTGTTTACTACTCCCTCTTTTGACTTCTGGTAGATTCTTTGGAGAGCGGCATGCACGTTACTTCCTCCTTTCTAACTGGAGATCCATGGAGTATTGCTTTGCCTTCCATCTGGCGTTACATGATGACACAATCCAATCTGTTATTGTCTTGTTGTCCTTTTCTAAAATCTTGATAAGCCAGCCTGCTCGTAATTTTGCGGCAGATGTATCATCGTGATGCACGGTGATTGATCTAGTTGTTGGGATCCTAGATAGCTGGGTTAGCTGGCGATCCGCCAGTGAGGAGACATTATTATCTTCACCTGCATCAATGATTTTTTGCATTCTTCCGATCTGCTTGGAAAGGGCAGCATTCTCTTTCGAGACACTAAACACCACCTGCTCATCCTTGTATTTCTGAACAGTGATCATGGTGTATACTTCCTCGATGCTCTCACCAGTGGAACTGTTCTCTATTAGTGAAGGGCGAAACATAGGGACAACTGAGTTGTTTCCCTCTGGAAGAACGGTTAGGGAATCGCGTTGATGCTGAACAAAATAACGGATGCCCGTTTTATCTAGTGCCTTCTCAGTCAAAGACGAATACAGTGCATTGAATGACTGTGCTGGTAGCCGCTCATTGATGGTAAACCCAAACGCAGGACAAGAAAACTTGATGCCAGCCGCTTTAATAATTCTTTCAAGTTCTTTTCCTGCATCCCCGTTCAGTTTAATTGGCCCTGTGTCATTTCTCTGCAGATACCAACTGAGCTCGTAAGCTGTACCCGTTAGATCACCTGTTTTATCGTCCTTTTGGTAATTCACGATAGGTCCGTGAAAAAACTCCTCACTTTCCTTGGGCACGTCTCCTGCAAACAGCATGAAATAGCCCGCAGACGCAAGCGCCGGGGATTCTCTAATTTTGAAGTTACAACTTTGCGCGATCTGGCCGCGCGAAGATGCCCACGATATGTCGTTGCCCCCATTGGTTAGATCAATTCGGGTCGCATCTTTACCGTAAATAACCTTCATCCTTCGGCCCCCTTATCACTGGTTACGATCTGCGCGGAAGGCTGTGATCTTATCGTCGATACGTTGCCGCTGACTTGCTTGCAATATAGATGGAACGATCGTCTGTTGTTTCTTAGCTGTTTTCCCTGAGGTGTTTGCCCGGGCATTTCGTTGCTTCGCATTAAGCTGTGGAGGTTTCAGCAACTGAGTATTGTTGCTCCACGTTATGAAATCCTCTTTAACAAAGATAGGGAATTCAATGTTTCCCCTAAAATCAATGTTTAGTCCAGTAAATTCACCATCGCATGGCCCAATTAGAACGTTCCAAGCGAGATCAAGTTCATCGACTGTAAGCAACACTTCACTACCCGATAATAAATCAAGGCCGTTGAGCCATGCTCGCGGGCCTTGGTACCCTTCTACCTCAATAAGTGGATCTTCGAGATTACCGGGAAGTGTGAACTCAAATGAGATTGCCTTTGCACGCCTTGCTGTTGCACGATTTTTCGATAGCAACGTGATCGATGTTATGGTTTCGGTATCGTTTCCAAACCCTTTTACGCTGATTTTCCCTGGCGTTATTGGAAAAGTAAGACGGTACTTACCTTGAATACGTATCACCGAGCCCCACCCCCTACTGTTGCTGGACCTCCAGCCGTTTCCAGCGCATCAATCAAAGCTTTCTCAATAATCCGCTTGATCTCGTTGCTAACGGATGGATCGCCTAGCAGCCTAATCATTCCTTTGACATCCTGCAGCACCCCATCAGCGTGTAACGCGATTGGCATGGATGGGATGGTGAGTGATACTAGTTTTGGTTTTTCTTGTTTCTGAACGGCAGGTACCACAGGAATCGGTTTAGGTGGTACGACAACAGGTCCTTGAAATCTACTTATTGGCGAAGTAGCAGGCTCAAGCCGTTCAGGCCTAGGTGGTCCCACCATGGGGCGTTCCATCATGTTTATCGTTACAGGCTTGGGTTCAGGGTCAGGTTTAGGCGGAGCCTCAATTGGCCGTACAATTCTGCTGACTGGTGCAGGTTCCGGCGCAGGCGGTGGCGGAGTAGGCTTTGGTTCATTCCACCATTCTTTCACCGAATCAAATAGCGATCCCGCGCCCCAGGCACCGCCTATACCACCGATTACTGTGCCAACTGCCCCTCCGATTGCAGTGCCAATAACGGGCACGACTGAACCCACTAAAGCACCTGTCGCCGCCCCAGCTGCTGCACCAGCCCATCCTCCAAGAGCTTCCGTTCCGACTTTTGCTGCAGTCTCTACTTTATTGTCGGAAGTAGCTATTTCAGCGGCGCCAATGGCAGTTCCGATATAAGGTAACTTCTTAAGAAGGCCACCGCCGATGTTTTTTATGCTACTCATGATTCCAGAGCTAGGCATTGCTTTTGAAACGTTTTTCATATCGTCGAGGAAACCGAGTTTTGAAGCAGACGAAGTAGTTGTACTACTAACGGTAGTTGAACCTTTATTAGCCCAACGATCGTATTGGTAACCCCGATAAGCCTCATCTTGTTTCCAATTGGTTCCTGTACCTAGCCCGGATCGAGAATAATCCGGTTTCATCAGTTCGACATCTGGATTAGCAGGTTTTCTAGGAATTGGTCCACCCCGTTTTTCTTGTTGCAAGACCTTTTTGTCTAAACGGTCCTTCTCTTTTCCGAGAAGGTACTCTGGAGAATTTTTGTCTACATCGATATCGCTTCTCCAAGTACGTGGGTTATACCACTTTCTCTTCGATCCTCCTTTGCCTCCACCTCCGCCCACGCCGCCGCCGCCGCCGCCACCTAAACTAGGGCCACCGCCTATTGCTTTAGCAGCCGATAAGAGGGCAGCGGCCGCTTTTATGTGAGCAGCAGCAGCAGTACCTAAAACAATGCCACCTAAAGCCAGAGCGGTAAGCTCAACTCCCCAACGAGCTACATCAGGCATTGCGTTAAATTTATCTGCTAGTGCTTTTGCTCCATCAGCAGCCCATTTAAACGCTGGAGTGACGTCTTTCGATAGAGTCGTAGCTAAGTCCATTGCCGATTGTTGGGATAACGCTTGGGCTTTTTGATACTCAAACAATGGGTTGTTTTCTGTCGCTAATTTATAGGATTTGTCTACTTCGTTACCGATTTGAGGCTTGATATCACCTGTGGAAAGTCTTCCGGCCAACTCCAATAACGGGGCAAATTGCCGTCCGATATCTTCTCCTGCTCCTGCTCCTAGCTCGTTGAGAACTTGTTGTTGGACGTTTTTATCTTTGATAGCTACAACATCCAGCATTAAACGACCCATAGCTTTTTGGTTCTCTGTTTTATCGTTGCTTGCCAGTAGTTGGTTAATCATTAGTGCTTCCTTATCTGCTTTGGCCTGAGCATCTTCGGAGCTCATACCTTGAGTCTCATACCCAGTTTTTAATACGTTTGTTAAATCACCTGTATTAGTGAGCTTAATAGTAGTCTCTTTCAAAGCATCGAAAGCTTTATCTTGGGACCATACTTCCATCTTGCCCATTTCACCAACAAGAGCAGCCATTTTCTCTGGGGTATCTAAAAATTTGCTGGTTTGTGTACTGTACTCAATCATAGAGTCTACAAACTCGCCTTTTAAATCTTTCATGTTGTTGGACATATACTGGATTGAGTCACCTAAGCGTTTTGCATCATCAACACCAAAACTTTGGCGCAGGGTAGTCATCATTTTTAGGTTCTCATCCGGTGCATAATCAGTTGTTACATTTAACTTAACTGCAGTTTCTGCATAAGACGCCGCATTTTTTCCATTCAGCTTATCACTTTGCGCGAGGGTAGACATTGCCTCTGAACGTGTAAGGTAAGGATTGTTCGCGATGAGATTTTGGGATTCTTTATCAAACGATGCCAAGTCTGCCGCTGTCTTTCCTTTAGCCGCATACTTCATTCTTGCCCGAAGCGCAGCCTCATTCTCTGTCATTAGATCGCTAAAATTAGCGCCAATTGTGATGCCAGCCGCTATGGTTCCAAGCCCAAGTAATTGCTCCCTGATATTTGCAATCTCAGGTGACGCCTGATCATCTACAGACACCCGTGCTTTCTCGTTCATGCTTCCCAAACGATTAATTTCGGAACGTAATTCTTTTATTTCACGCTGCATTCGATTGGAATCACCGGAGAATGAACGACTTGACCGATTCATGTTCCGATCAATACCGCCGATCGATCTAACTGTATCATTTAGTCCACGTTGAACTTTTACTAGTTCTGGTGTAATCCTATCCTTTGCTTCAAGTATTGCGGTAACCTTTGCCACACTTCTCACCTCCAGGCCAAAATAAAAAGCACCTTAGTAGGTGCCTACATTTTCTTTTTAAACCCAAACTGAGGAAATCCTTTACTTCCGTCTAATTGATCTGCACTAAAAAGCTCAAGATCATCAGTGCTTAATAGATATCTTGCCTTATCTGTATTTACTTTTATCACAATGTAACTATCTTCGCCCTTTTGATTGCTTACATTTAGTTTAACGAAATCAGAGTGTGATTGAACTTTTTCTAAGTAGTCAGCAGCAACGCGCTTTGCACTTTCTTCTGTGATCTGATCAGACGAAAGATGAAGATCCGCAACTCTCACACTGATTACTTTTCCAGAAATCTGAAATGGTTCACTTAATTCGTTATAAGCTTCATATTTCGGAACCTCTAAATTCTTCGAAACTGCTAATCCGTTATACCCATCTTTTTGGAAGAATAAAAACCAAGAAACACTGATAAGTATCATAAAAACAAAGAAGAACAGTGAAATTTTGATTATTTTCATATAATTCCCCCTCCCATTGGTATATTACCATAAATTAGAAGGTAATTCTTCTCCCCAGCCGTCACTCGCTCGGGAGAAGGGAGAAGGTTATTTTGCAGCCTTCTCCAGATCCTCAGCTTCGATCGCCTGACATGCGATTATGAATAATTTTTGCATGTACGGATCCACTTCATACTCTAAGAGATCGCTTGGTTTTCCTCTTCGCTCAAGGAATGCTCGACAGAGGTGACTTGCTTCTCCGTCGGTTCGGATGAGTTTTTTAGGTCATCGATCACTTTCTGTTCGGAGACGTCGTCATTCATTTTACGAACCGCTGCCTGGAGTTCTCGATACACCTCTGGTTGTTTATCGAACATTTTGGCAGGAAGTTCGTATTTGGTTCCTACGCCGTAGGCGGTTTTTAATTGTTCATTATTCCAATCAAAATCATGTTCCGTTGCTTTGACTAACCGTGCATCACTGTAACGGAATCCATCGAACTCCTCGCCCTTTTCTGCGATGCGCGTACAACTGCGCATTTCAGTCAACGTAAGTTGTCGAACCTTCCATACTTCACTGCCAACCGGTACATCGATCTCTGGCATTTTGACTTCTTCTTTCGCTTTCGCTAGCCATCTTTCTAATTTGCCCATGATTTAAAATCCTCCTACTCCTCGTAAGTTGGCAGCTTATCCAAGAACACAGGCTCGTCTGCTGTCATGCCTTTCAACACAAAAGTTGCAATATCATTCCCATCTGCTTTTGCCTGCCACAGGTTAATTTCGTCCGGGTTTAAACTGATGTTCGTTATTTTAACCCGTTCTTTGTTGCCTGCTTCTTTATCGACCTGCTCACCGATTAACATCGGAATGATCGGTGTTTTTCCTTTATGCAGCTGCTCCACTACGTAATACTTCAAATCCGCATTTACGGCAGAAACAGTAATCTCTACTTCCACATGTGCCTCATCGATGCTCTGAGTCCGCCCCTTGCCTAAGCGGTGCACATCCTGGTAAGTAAATTTCGACTTGAACGATGCGTCTTGAACGGCTAAGAATTCATCGCCGTTTTCGTCATAAATCCGGTTGTTTTTTAATTTGATGTCACGAGCTGCCATGCTTATGCACCTTCCTCCCATTCAACGTCGAAGTACTCAATAGCGTCTAACACGGTTGCTTTCAAATAGAAGCCGCGTCTGTCTTCGACACCGTTTTTCTTATCATTGAAGATCCAGCCAGGAGCGATCGCGCCTTGTGTTTCCCGAACTAAGAGGTACGTTCCGCCGTAACCGATGAAAACGGCTCCGCCGATGTCGTTATTGCTGAGTTTTCCTTTAAACCGTTTACCAGCAGCAAGCAGGTCATTAACGATTTGATCCAGTGTCATGCTGACACGGATTTTGCCGTACCCTTCACGTTCGTTGGTCCCAACGACAGACAGCGTGTTCACAGCAGATTCAATGATATAAACGTCACCGTCGCGAGTCGCCATTAAAGTGCCAGAGCTGAGCCCGGTAAGGATTTCGGTATGAGTCCAATCCTTTTTGGCCTTTTTAAGTGGCACCACTTGGGCAGTAAGAGAGATATGTCCTGGTGTTGCCGCTGCGATACCGGCTACCCATGCAGCCCATTGCACACTATTGTATTCCTTACCGTTGTTGTGCTCGCCCGCGATCGAGTTGTTAATCACATAACGTGCATTCATCGCGACAGATCGTTCATTGTGCTTCGTCATGTTGATGTCGTCGTTGGCATCTCCGCCAATCACAAGAGTGCTGAGTTTCTTGTTGAGTTTCCGACGATCGGCCATAAATTGCTTTGCTGAAGCCTGAATAGCAGCATCATCACTTGGCAAGTAAAGGGTATCGAAATCAGCTCCGCCGATCGCGCTAAATAACTTGGTAAAATCTGCGCTGGCGAGTGCCGCAGGTGTTCCGGTCACGCCTCCAGTCAGCGCGGATTCGGAAGTGTCCACGATCTCTGTAGCGCCACTTTTTTCATAGCGAACAAACAGCGATAGCTGCGTCTTGGTTACCAATTCATCCTTATCGGCGAACGAGAACTTCTCGGTCTTGATTGGACCTTTCACTGTTAGTTCTTTCTTGCCTGGTTCCGCTGAGGACGGCGCAACCGAAACCTTAATTTCATTGCCTTTTGTACCCGGATACAAAGCGGTAAGCTTCCCTGCATCAGTAAAAGTAAAGGAGGCAGCAACGCCATTTCCGCTCGTGATTCGGTAGCCGATGATCGTTGCACCGCCTTCGGCAGCCAACTCAATTTCGTCAACTAACCCAAAAGTTTCATTGATCCGCTCATCATAGCCGGCCATCTTCACCATCGTGTCCGCAGCCCCCCACTCCGCAAGGTAAGGGACAAGAGTAACACCCGTTTTAGGAAGCACTCTCGCTTTTGCTTGACCAAGTATATCTACGTTTGTCCCGGGCCTATCACGTTGAATCGTCATTATTTATCACCGCCTTTAAATTTCTTGAGTCGCGATTTGACATTACTCTCGGAAATCATTTCTTCCGGTTTCACATCAAAAAGAGCGCCTGCGATCTCGAACCGTTCTGCTTCAAGATATAATGCGCTCTCTATCCACTCTTGTTTTGTTCGTTTGAGCTCTGGTGGTTGCTTCCGCTTTGTTTCAGCAGACGTTTGCTCATTGTGTTCCATTACTCATCCACCTCGATTTCGAAGTCGTTAATTTTAGACACGTCAGGTTTTGGAATAGCTAAGCGGTATTCAAAGCGAAAAGTGATTTCTGCCCGATCTTTTTTCTCGGTATTAATGTCAAGGGCATCGCTATCAATATCGATAAACAGGCCGTCCGTCAAACCTTTATAGCTGTATTTCTCGCGCCGCAGTATATTTCGTAACGGTTCGGTTGAGATCGGCAGATAAACAGCCTTCTCTTTTTGAAAGTGAAGCACGATACCTGCATCGGAAATCACTTTATAGCTTGTGAGCGTATTACCTTTTTCCGTTACCGCTTGAGTCTGGATAAAAGCACATGGTGGTTTAAAGTTACCAGTCAGCCATTCCTCTAAATCTGTGATGATTTCCAGTGATGGGAAGGCTTCGTTTACCATATCTACAATAGCCGATAAGTCACGCTCCACTATAACCCCATCCTGTCTAATTCTTTTTGAAAGAGGCTGTCAATCAAGCTGACCATTCCACCTTGAAATCCTTCGAGGGTCATATCGATGTAGTGTTTTCCAATAAAGGATCGTGGCTTCATCCAGACTCCCCTCTTAACTCCAATTGCTTTTCCGTAGCTCTCATATATGAACTTTCCGTCTTGAAAGTAGCCAGGGACAAAATGAGGTTCACTAATGGTATATCCATCGTCAAGGAAACGAGCGACATGAAACATAGAACCTACTTCTATTGTGAAAGAATCTCGATCTTTATCAAGCTTCCAAACGTTGCCCCTTTTCCCTTTCATGAAGGAATTTAAGGTTGCTTTTGAGTCAACAAAGCCGAGCTTTTTCAGTTGGTCTCGCACCATTTTCAGGAACAGTGTTCCAAGCCTCTTCATGATCTTATCCTCGATCTTGGTCAACTCGTGATCGGTTAATCTTTTTAAACGTCTTTGTAGATCAGAGAACTCCACTACTCAGCACCCCGTTTCTCCTGAAAAGCAACTACAGAAAGAAAATGCTTTGTTGGCTTCGCTTCCACAATGAAAAAATCACCATATTCATTTAAGGTGATCGTGTCTCCTTCTCGCACATCTTCACCTAGATCGAAATCAATCTTGGCTTGCTTATCCCACTTAACCGGATCGTTACCCGTTTGATTATGGCTGTGCTGAACATCGATAATGCAGCATAGTACATCTCTAGCTGCGGTCGGTACAGACATGACTACGTTTCGAGCTCCTTTTACCTTTTCACTTCTGGAAACGGAAACCGTATCGAGCATCTCATGCAGTTCCTCGCAGGTTAGCTCCAATCGGTCGCGGTACCGAAAGTGTGGCAAAATTGATTGGACGTCGTAAATGCGCCCTCTGAATATTACTCGTGCCGTCGACTTTAAGTCAGATCGTACACGTATAACCATCAGGTGCGTGGCATTTTGCTGAGCGTCTCCCCGTTCAATAACCTCTTTAGCAAAGAGAGGGCGGATCTCTGACCACACCCTCGCCAAATCTACCCATGCGCCTGATGGATCTTTAGTCTGGATGGTAATTCGGTCTTTCATTTTACCCGCGTCCATTCTAAAAGCCCTCTTTCAGTTTGGGTATGATGTGATTCAACACATCGTTATATCCTTCTAACTTTGTATCCGGATTACGATTTTCATAGTGCATCGCAACGTGGAGGATGACCGCAAGCTTGTATAATGCCCCCTCGGTGAACTCCACTCCGGATTTCACTAGGCTCTCTTTTGCAGCTTCGATCAACAAGTTAAGCGTCAAATCGTCATCCGTATGATCAATGCGAAGGTACTCTTTCACCTCGTCAATTGTAGGTGCAGCCATCGTTCTATCCCCTTATTTCGCTACTCCCCGGTGCCAGTAATGGAAGCTGAATCAGTGGCAGGATTAGGATCAGCAACAGGATCAGGATCAGGATCAGGATCAGGATCAGCATCAGGATTAGCGGTAGCTGCCACAATAACCTCAACGCTAAACGGGACCAACGTAATCGTCAGCCCCGTTTGTTCTTCCTCGCGTCTCAATTTTTCAGATAAAGCTTCGTGTTCCTCAACGGTCAGTGGCCTGGTAGCTCTCCAAAACACGACAGTGTTACCATTACTGCTCGTCGCTTGGGTATCAGCGACCGGTCCAGCTTGAACTGCATTACGTTTTGTTGTTTTACGCATGGGCTACCTCCTCATTAAGTCGCGGAATAGGACCAGTATGTGAATGTATCCTTGGCAAACAACGGTTTACCTCCGGAGTACACTTTGCCGCGCCATACCGTTTCATCCGAACTGAATTTTTCGGAAGAGTTCGATTCGATTACGAACGACTCTGATTCATTGACGATGTACGTGGAGAGATCACCGTACAATACGGAATCAGTATCCGGCATTTGCGAGGTGAAAATGACTGGCATACCTGCGATGAGATAGTTGGACGTTCCTGGTCCACCCTGCACCGGAGCGATCGTTACTAAAGGCTTACCAGCTGCATCCGTGAGAGCAAAAAACTTACGAAAGAACGTCCCGCGCTTCATCACCCACGTTCCCTGATCACCGTACGGGCTTTCCACTTCAGCCAAGATTTCCGCAATTTGCTCCCAATCCATGATTGAGTACGTCTTTGCTTCTGATGGGGCTACCTTCATCGCTGGAACGATACCCGTGAATGATGTTGTCGCACCATCGCCATTAAGCACGCTGTTCTCTAACAAAATTCCAATATACTTACCGATTTCTCCAGCCAGATACTGTTCAAAAGCCGGGATGCTGTTGCGCAGCAGCAGGTTTTTAGTGGTGATCGTGGCAACAACCGCCTGCTGTGAAACCTTGACCTCAGTAAACGAGAAATTGAGAGTCACTGTACCGTCAGCGTTGGCTGTTGGGGCTCCGGTCGTACCAATAGGAAGTGTAACGTCACCAGTAAAGCCGAATTTGGTGATTGCGGTGTACAGACGACCGTACTGCTGAATGACCGAATACACCTTATCAATAGTCGTCTGCGGTACCAAGAACTCCCCGCCGCTCGTCACACTCCCTCCATTCACGTCAGTGATGGCCCGTTTACCGAAGGACATAATGTCGGCATCGTCTTCTGCTACGCGGTTATTCAAGTAACTACGGTAGAATGCGTCCCGGTATTTTGCAGAGCTGCGATAGTTTTCTTCCGTAATGTCGTTTGTCTTCAAATTTGGCAGTACTGTTCTTTGATTCGGTTCTGGTGCGTCGACTAGCTTCTCGTTGATTTCATCGATGCGTTCAGCCATGCTACGCAGCTGTTCTGCTGTTGCATTAAGCTCCTCAGTCGAAGCACCTCTGAGATTTTTCACTTTCTCTTTTAAGGCAAGCCGTTTCTGTTCCAAATCAGTTTTTTCGCGTTTCAGTTCAGCCACTTCTTTTTGGCTAAGTTTCATGGATGGTTATCCCCCTTACAGTTGATCAATAATATTTTTCAATGCTTCTTTCAACGCCTCGTCTTCTTCCACCGCAGGATCCGCTGGCGGATCTGCGGGAGGGTTGGAGGTATCTTCCTCTATCGTCTCGGCAATCATAACTGTCTCTTCGTAGGCTGGGAACGCCAATAGACTTACCTCGTAAATCTCGTTGATTTTCACGACCACGTCGATTTTAGTTTGCCAGTCGCTTGCGATGATGGCCTTACTATCGAAGTAGAACGACATACCGTCTACGATGTCACGTTGCACGCGATCAAAGACATAGTCATCCACCCAAGTATTACCTAACGTAGCTTCAACAAAGAGTCCGGTATCATCGATAGAGAGTTTTACGTTTTTACCACTCCGACCGAGCACCCAAGATGTATTGTGATCCCAAAGTAAAACAATCTTTGATAGATCAACGCCTTCGAGAGCCGATTTTTCGATCTTCTCTACCCAATCACTGCCGCGATACGGTTTTCCAAACACGCCGAACAGTATCGCGTAGCCGCGCAATCTGCGAACGGTCTGCCCGTCTACCTCTTCAGTTATAGCTCGAAGTCTTGCCTTACCGTCATCAAAATTCATCCTCCGCTTAGCCTGAGACGCTAGCGGTGATTTTTTATTTTCCGTCTTCATCCGTCTCACCTCCCTTCACCGTGTAATTTCCAGCCGGTAGTGTCTGAAAGTTTTTGCTTTCCATGAATGCGTCCAGATCCTGTGGACCTTTTGGCATACCGATGCGCTTCCGGATTTCGTTGCGGTTCATGACACCGCCGAACAGCATTTCCTTGAAGAAGGTAGTTTTGGCGGAAAGCGTGCTGATCTCCAAGTCAATCATCTCGGCGAGAATCTTGTTGTTGTGATAGACCTCGGTATCGGAAAACAGTTTGTAAGTCAGCTCTTCTTCGATCTGGTAGACAATCGGCTTGATCGTGTTATCGATGAATTGCTCATACTGGAGCTCGTTCGCCGTGTTTGTAATGATCTCTTTGGAGGCCCCGAAGTAGATGTACAGGTAACTGACAATCGCCTCCAGTACATCTTTGTTTAGCGGGTTCACTTTCATATCCAAGTTGTGGACATCGTACTCCGCGCCAATCATACCGAAGCCGGTCGTGTTCTCTGATGTCAGGAACAACTCTTTGAATTCATCCAGCTTCTTCTTCATGTCGCTGCCTTTGAGCTGCGTTTTTACTTGCAATAACGCCGCGATGCGCTGGCTGTTCACACTATCCTTTACCGCCTGATCCTGCAGCGTGTTAACGATCTGTACATATCCGGCAGTGGCTTGCTTCTGCACGCCGCCGACCTGTGTCGGAAACCGTTGCAGATGGATGATGTCGTCATAAAAAAATTCGTAGTTTGCCGCGTACGGGAATTTAATTGTTAACTGCCCGTCTTTGCTCTGTGCAAATTGGAACTGCGTAAAGGGCAGGGCGTATAGAGCACGAAGCCGTCCTGTTTCATCCCAATCGGGCATGATGAACACGTTATTACTTAGGAGTAGTCGAGTGACTACGTATGTCCAAAATACTTGCGGCGATTGGTATGGATTGGTCCGCACACTGAGTACATACTGAACGCGATCATTGATCAGCTCCGCGTTTCCTTCGGTATCCGCCCTTGCATGGTAGAAAGGGACACTACCAACTTTCTCGGCGATAAAGTTAATCGCCGTTCGGACTTCGGGAATGTTGTACAGTTCTCTCCCGAAGCTGATCAAAGGCGCTCCTCTGTTGAGTAGATCAATGATTTTCGAGACCGTTACGGACTCACTTTCGCCGCGAAAAACATTGCTGATTCTTTTCCAAACACTCAACTTCTCACCTCCCTATGGTTGATATTCGCTGAACATATCGCGTACTTTTTGATAGGCGATGTACGCAATGAGAAAAGACACGTACCCATCGATACGTGCCCGGCTCTTCGCTTTATCCGGTTGAATATTGCTGTTTACATCCACTCGTGCAGCGGTGTTCGTCGTACACCAGCGGAAAAGACCGTTATGTTTGCTGAATTGGATAACCGCGTCCTCAAACAGCGACTTGGTTTCCTTCATCGGTCCGCTCAGTGATTTCGCGCCCATCGCAACAGGAAAAGTGACACCGCGGCCGTCTGAGTCCTCTTTTGGAAATCCGCTCATTTCCATCTCATCCACCCAGTCCGTAGCGCCCCATCGATCATACCCAATTTTCCAAAACGTGACGTCGTAGTTCTCGGAGAGCTCGGTGTACCAAGCAGTTACATCTGATTTCTTTACCATGCTGCCTTCGCAAATATGAAGTAACTCTTTATTCAATGGGTCAGTCGCAGTAGTGGCGCAGAAACTTTCATAGGCCATCTTATCAGCTTTGCTGTTCTGCTCGATCCGCTGCCTGGCAATGAAGTATTTCTGAAACAAGTGTAATTTTCCGTCGAACGGAACGATCGCTGTCGCACAACAAAGGTCGGTTGTTTCCGCCATGTCTACGCCGCCTACAGCGTATTTACCGCGAATCATATTCTCTGACATCTGAATAGCGCAACGATCCACAATCGACAGATCGAAGTACACAACGCTTAACCCGCTGGCGCGATTAAGGTGTTTTGCAAGAAACGATGGCATCTGTGCTGGGTCCTCTAATGCCTTCTGATACTCGCCTTCCAGATAACTCATCGTCGGGTGGCTTCCAAGTCCCGGGTTAGCTTTGATCCAACACGAGCGATCTTCCGGATTATCGTCATCGTCAATCCTAAAGATCATCGGGAAAAGGCGCTCCTTGCTTTTACCCGCCAACACCTTTTTACAGCGTTCCAATACGCTGTCAAAGATCCCTTCACGTACAAAACCAAACGTCGAGATGATAACGATTAGTGGTTGTGTCCGCGCACCCATGGCTGATGAAAATACGTCGTAGGTGTTACGATCCTTGATGGCGTGAAGTTCATCGATCACAACGCCGTGCGGATTCAGACCATCCTGGGACTGACTGTTCTTACTCCCTGCCTTCATGTAGCTTCCGGTAGCTGGGAACAGCATCATCTCAGAGTTATCTTTATCCCTCTTAGTCCGCCAATGTTTCTTGGGATTGCTTGGCGGCGTGAGCACGTCACTGGAGAGCAAAAATGCTTTGGCATTCTCGTACACGATGGCAGCCTGAACTTTTTGCGTAGCTAAGCACCAGACCTGGGCGGCCGGTTCTCCATCAGCCATCAGGAGGAAATCGGATACGGCCGAAATAAAGGTGGACTTTCCCCACTTCCTCGCCACGAACAGAACCATTTCACGAAAGTACCGGACTTCCATTTTCAGCTCTGCGTCGAACATCTTAAAGCCGAAAATACAAGCGGCGATATACTGCTGTTCCATACTCAACTCAAAAGGTTGACCCGCCCAGCGACCTTCTCGATGTCTGACCAGCCTACAAAATGCAACGAATGCGTCGACGTCGGTCGGATCGTACCGGACGGTTTTACTTTTGAGTAGCTTCTCAACCAGCTTCTTCAGCAGTTTAATATCCTTGCCGTGCTTGTCCGGCTCTTTATCAACGTAATCGTGCCATGTTTTTATGTACTGCGGAGTATCAGCCACCTTTACCACGGCCTAGGATTTGTTCAAATGCATCCTTCTCTTTCGATGGGGGTGCACCGCCCGCGGGGATCAAGTCAGTCAGCTGTTTACATGTCGCCGTGTAGTTCTTAACGGTCGTGTTGTACAGCTGAGCCGCTGGTCGTTGTCTGTCGTATTCATAGTCGCCTTGCATGAAGGATTCGACCGTCCCGTTTTCGTTTATGTCTGCTTCCAGGTCCTCAAGGGTGATCGCCATAAATGCCGCCCGTTGGATGATACCAGTGGCGGCAGACAATTTATCTTTTGGGACATTTTTGAGGAGCCGCCGAAGTCTGGCGAATTCCTTTTTTATCCGATCTTCTCTCGAGACATCCGCCGAGTTTGGCATTTTTCTCACGTCCTCTCGTGATTCAGGGGGAGGGGGTTACGCGCGAAGCCCGCGAGTAAAAAAGAAACTCCCCCTGCCGGTATATAAATCAGCCTCTACAATTTTTACCCCGGGGGGAGTAAAAACTTCTGTAAGCCGATTGATCGATCATGCTTATCGTTGTGGCAGTCACTGCAAAGCAGCTGCAGATTGTCAGGATTGTAGGCAATGTTCCAATCATGCTTGTTCTCGTCCGTCAGCTCGATGATGTGGTCGACTTCCTTACCTGGTTTAATCCTTTTTTTCTTCAGGCAGTGTTCACATAACCCGTTTGCTCTGGCGATAACAAACTTACGAGCCCGTTCCCACTCTATTGTGTTATAAATCTCTGCGTGCCTAGCCATTGTTTCCGCTATTACTCGGCAGGAGTGAAATCAACGTAATACTCTTGGCCCACTATGAATTGTTCTTTCGCTTGCTGGTTGGTGATGGTCAACGCAATCGTGCCTGCTGGTGTTGCTTCCCAAAACGTTTTGTTCTCATCGCTTCCGGCATAAACCGGGTGTAATGTGACAATGCCATTATTGTTACTGTGACACTTGAACTTTGCTCTTACTGACATTCCAACCACCTCATGAATTTATTTGTAACCCAATGGGTAACATCCCAATGAAATGCCGGCTTTATTGACGCAGCCGGCAGCGCCCACGATCCAATCCTTAAACCGCTGTGGTCACGGTCTAAAGGAGGGGTGCAACGTGCAAGCAATTGCCCCTGCTTGTCGGTTTATCGTCTGCACACTTGAGGGAGGATTGGCGTATCGAATATGAGAGATAAAGGACAGGGAGCGAGTGGCCGAAGCTGTAGTCTCGCAAATTTATCCCTGTCCTTTATGACCATGCGAAAAGCCACCCAATAATCGGATGGCTTGTCCACGTCAATTTATTCAGTTTTCCACGCTATCATACTAACACGGATCGAATGAAAGAAAAATGCAATGTTTTTGAAACGAAATTGCATTACTCCAATTGAATCCCATCGACACCAAAAATCAATACTGACAAGGTTTTGCAGGCGCTGTTGACGTCATTGTACACCGTTCTTGGCTCGATTTTGTGAAATTCAGCCAATTTTTCTGCCGTTAATTTTTCATCGGAAATGTACAATGAACTTATAACTTGATATCGCCGATTATCTTCTGGTTGTTCCGATGTCTCGCACATCTCCTTATACACTTTCAGCATGCGCTGCATAAACTGCACCATCACCAGTGTTCGTTGCTTGCTTCGTTTAATCGATTCAACTGCAAATTCTTCTGTGTATATATCTTCGATCACTTCGGCTCTCTGTAATGCGGTTAATTCATCTTTCACTTCTGCGCTGTGTGCTAAAAATGACCGAAAGTTTTTAAGTAATAGTTTCGTGTTCCGCAAACGCCAGTCCCGTTTTTCTTTTCGCTGTTTCTGCTTTTCTTTTTCCATGTGGTCCATCGCAGCCTGAATGGCTATCCGTGTAACCTCCTCAAGCAATTGCGGACTAAGTGCAGATTGGTTCTGTTTCATCGACTCACCCCTCCTTTAGCCTTTTCAATCCTCGCTTTTAACGCCTGTTTCAGTTCCTCTTGTCCAGCTGATTTCCGCTCCAGCGCTTCCACCGCCTCTTCGTCCATCGTTCCCTCTGCCACCAGACGAAGGACAACCACTCGGTTCCGCTGCCCTTGTCGATGCACCCTCGCATTCGACTGCTCGTCTTCCTCTAGGCTCCAGATCTGGTCATACCACACAACTGTCTGGCAGCTCGATTCTTGGAGATTGAGCCCGTGGCCTGCGCTCTTTGGATGCAGAAGGAGAAGCGGTATTTTATCTGCATTCCAATCGGCAATGTCTTGGTTCCCCTCTTTGCCTTTTCGCAATATCTGGGCTTGCGGGAATCGCTCCTGAATACGTGAAAGACTATGCTTGAAATTGTAGAACACCATGACAGGTTTGCCGTTTGCCCCCTCAATGATGTCCTCCAAAGCGTCCAGTTTGGCATCGTGGATGAGTTTGACGCCCTTATCCTCGTCGTATACAGCCCCAGATGCCATCTGCAGAAGCTTGTTCGACAGGACGGCGGCGGTGCTTGCGACAACATCAGCGTCCTGGTAGGGCAGCAATAGGTCACGTTCCAGTTTCGTGTATAGCTCTTGGGCTTTATCTGACATCTTGACCGGAACAACCCGATCAATCCGCTCTGGCAGCTCCAGCCAATCCTCAGCTTTCATGCTCACCGCGATATCGGCAATGGCTTCGTAGATCCGCTGCTCGGCCTCTTTCTTCTGTTTCCACTCAAAGACAACGTGCCCACTCTTAGCTCCCGGTGTAAAATAACGTTCCCGATAGCTGGTGATCGTCTTGCCAAGGCGCACTCCTTGGTCCAGCAGATAGGTAGGTGCCCATAGATCCATCAGACTGTTCGGCGCTGGAGTGCCGGTCAAACCAATCACACGTTTGATCATTGGTCGAACTCGGCGTAAAGCTCGGAAACGCTTTGACTGCGGGTTTTTAAAGCTGGATAGCTCATCGATCACCACGGTATCGAAATCCCATTTGGTTCCAAGCTCGCCTACCAACCATTCGACGTTTTCCCTGTTGATCACGTAGATATCAGCATCTGCCCTTAGGGCTTTCCGGCGCTGGTCAACACTCCCTAGTATTTTGCTAATCCGCAGGTGCCGGAGATGGTCCCATTTTTCAACCTCACGTGCCCAGGTATCATCAGCCACACGTAGTGGTGCAATTACCAAAACGCGACCGGCATCGAAGTAGTCGTTCAACAGTAGGTCAATGGCAGTCAGCGTGGAGACTGTTTTACCAAGGCCCATCTCCAGTAGCAACGCGATATACGGCGTGCCCAATATCCGTTGTGTTGCATACTCTTGATACTGGTGCGGTTTATACCTCACTCTCTTCTCACCTCGGCTATGAAACGGTCAATGTCGTCATTCGAATCAATCTTGTAAACATGATGCCCGAGACCTCGTAACGTTCTCGCCCATTTTTCCTGTAATGGCCGTAACGGTTTGCCGGGTGCTTTCATTTCGACGTACACTGTTTGTCCGTGGGGCAGAATCACAATCCGGTCTGGCACACCGCGATTTCCAGTGCTTGTCCATTTCGGTGCTTTTCCGCCGATCTTTTCCACTTCCCGAACCAGGCGTCGTTCCAAGGTGGATTCTCGCATCTTGTACCTCCTTTTATCTGGTTGCCGAATTGCCTCTCTATCGCGCGTACTGCGTAAATGTGCGTTTAACCCATATTTCCATTAGCGCTATATAGGTTAATTTATATATTTATTACTTCTAAGGATTTTACGGCAACAATGGCAACCAGTTGGCTAAAGCCTTGATACTATAAGGTTGTCTCGGTTTCCGTAAACGGACTGTTTCGGCAACCTCGCGGCAACCTTGGCAACCGCTTACGGCAACAACGGCAACCCCTCGGCAACCTTTACGGCAACCTTTACGGCAACCTTTCAAATACTCTTTGAACGCCGTACTCGCCAACTCGCGCTTTGCCATTTCGCTCTCCCCAACCAGGAATGCGACGCATGATGTCCATAATCTCTTTTCCTTCCCACGGGCGCATGGAGCCTTTTTTGTTCCCTAAGCATTCCGTCCAGATCTGGGCCGCACAAACGCGCTGCCGAAGCTGATCTGATGGGCCGTCCGCCCACTCGTCCTCGATCGGCGTTTCAAGCCATTCTTGGATAAGTCCTTCTCGCGGATCGCTCTCCATGTGGGCTGCTTGCTGCCGTTCCGCCTCCACTCTGGCTTCCTGATCCAGCTCCAAGGTTTCCCCCGCCTTGAACCAGCACAAAACCTCAGCCCATATTTGGCTTACCACGTCCTCGGTCAAATGCGTCCAGTGACTCAGCTCCGCCTGATCCGGATCAACTTCTATCGGCCAAAAGCGGCGATTCCCTGTGGCGTCTCGTAAGAAGTCACGCGTATTGGTTGTTCCGAAAAATACGCACTTTCGCGGGAATTCCGACACTTGCCGATCGTAGGCCACGCGATAGCGGTCCTCCGTTTTTGACAAGAACGCCTTGACCTCCTCGACCTCGGTTTTCTTCATGGCAGACAATTCACCGATCTCAAAGATCCAACCAGACTGCAGGTGTTCGCCTGCCTCCTTGTTTTCAAACGTTCGTAAGCTATCAGAGAACCACTCCCGCCCGAGCTTTGCCAGCAGACTGCTTTTTCCCGCCCCCTGTGGGCCGACAAGCACCAGCATTTGGTCAAACTTGCATCCTGGCCGATACAGCCTGGCGACGGCAGCCAACAGCATCTTCCTCGTGACTTGTCTCACGTAATGCGTATCAAGTGCCCCGAGGTAGACGGAGAAGATCCGCTCCGCGCGCTCTACTCCATCCCATGTGGCGCTTTCCAGATAAGCCTTTATCGGGTGAAACGTGTTTTTATGGATGACTTCCGTGAAAGCATTTTGTATCATCTTGGCGGAACCGATCGTATGCACTTTCGCGAACCAGTGCTGCAGCCGTTTGTCATCCGCACCGAGCCACGGTTCATAGAGTCTCCCAGGTCGCTCAAGTCCGCGCCAAGGTAGTGCCTTCCGGATCACTTCTGAATTTCCAAAAGCGTCATACGCCAGTACCTTTCGCCATGGACCGTGTGCCAGAATCAACTCGATATTACCAGCAGTGGGTAGTGGGATTCCGCTTTTGTGGTGGAGCTCCAGTTTCGTCTCCCAGTCCTCGTCCTCCGGGTCTTCTTCATCGTCGCTGTCAAACTCATCTGCCATATCGGCAAACTCAGCTTGTCGCTCGGCTGCACTGAGCTTTTTCACCTCTGGCCGATCAGCTGCCCAGCGCTCCATTGCCAAATGACTCGGCTTTTTGGCGTCAGGCGTATGCTCTTTCACTTTGTCATCCAGATGGCCGAATTTATGTATCCGGACTAAATCAAAAAGGTTGTAAGTCCGGCCGTCTGCGACCGGATCGCTGTCTTGATGAGAAAACGCCAAGTCTTGATCTGGGTATACCTCCAAGCCATTTGCGGACGTCCCGTTAACATAGGTGTATCGGTTGGGCATTGAGCCCGAGGTATAGACATCAGACAGAAACGTGTCAATGCCTTCCTCGATCGTAAACGAGCGACAGAATAGACCGATAATACCTTGTTTCTCCCGAGGATCCTGTGCCCTCTTACCGGTCAATTGCGCGGTGCGCTTATCTTCCGGATGGCGCGGCCAGCTCATCACGTCCCGCCAATCGTCGTATTCGGCCAGGACCTCATCTGCGCTGATCAGATCGCCCTCGTAGATCTCCAACACCGGCTCCGCGTCCTTAGAGCAGCTCGGTAGAAACATTAGGCGTTGAGCCTGGAAGGTCGTCTTGTCGAAGTAGTTCATGCCGATTTGCTCGGCGATCTTTCTACTTATCGCTGTGTATTCGTCCGGACTCACGGCGCGATCTATAGGAGCAATCAGGCGGTATTTTTGCTTGTGTGGTCGATGGCTGTGTGTCGAGTAGACGGCGTATGCTCGTCCACCCAACACAAGCTCCACTGCGAAGAAGAAGTCGTCATTTGCGTAGTCGGCGTCTAGCGTGATCAAACTGCGAGTGTCGACGTTTTCCTTCTTGCGGCGACCGCCCCGGATGAGCCCACCAACGAATGCAGGGCCATCCTTTGCTTTACCTTGCGCTGGCAAACTCATCTTGTCGTACTGGGCCATCGTTTCGGATGTTCGGCGCACCTTTCTCAGGCGGACGACGAACTCTTCCCACGTCAGGTATTCCGGCTTCCAGTTCGTATCGGCTCGGTGCTTGCCGAAGCTAATATCCAATTCCATCGATGTCACCCCAGCAATTCTTCGAATGCCTCATCCACGGACATCCGCAGGTTGTTGACGGCAGTTCGATAATAACTCTCCTTTAGTTCCACTCCGACGAAACGCCGACCCATCTTAATCGCCTGGTAACCCTCACTGCCGATGCCTGCAAACGGGCTGAATACGATATCTCCCGGATTGCTCCAGAGCTCTACGCCTCTGGCGATCACGTCGAGCTGAAGCGGGCAGATATGTTTTTCGTCTTTCTCGTCGCGCGCGGATCGGTATTGCAATGTGTTATTCGGATTGATGTCCATCCAGACTGGAGATGCATACTTCTGCCAAACGAACACGCTACGCCACATCTCGAACGGCCATGGTTCACGGCCGTCTGCCCGAACCTCTGCAGCGTGCTTGTCGTAGGCTCCCTGGCTCACTTCCAGCCCCTCGCCGACGAACTCCTCAAACTCTCCGCTGATCGGTTCCGGATTTACGCCAGGCTTTCTCATAGTAACGAGGAAATCCGGAATACCCTGCCGACTCATTGCGCTATCCTTCACAATTTGCTTATGCAGCAAGCCAAGAGCCTTTGTCCGCTGCTGGGCAACGACCGGATCCTTCCAGATGCAGACCTCACTGTGATAGATCCATCCTTCTGCCTCGAATGCCCGGATCAGCTCTCCTCGGAAATCGCGGATACCGATATATCCGTGATGCGTTTTACTGGTCGGTAGATTCATGCAATGGAAGCTGACCAATCTACCTGGAATCGTGATACGGTATAGCTCTCGGATCAGAAAGCGGAAGTGTTCAAAAAACTCATCGTCGCTTCGGCAGTTCCCCATATCCCGATCGCTGTTGGAGTAGGTGTAAAGGGAAGCGAACGGCGGCGAGAAGATCGAATAGTGGATGCTGTCGTCGGGCAGACCGCGTGTGATCTCCACGCAGTCGCCGTTGTATATCGCAAAATCAGTCTCGATGACTTGATTGATGGCGCTATGCTGTTGCATATTCATCTTACTCCCCTTTGCAGACAGGATTATTCGGGAAGAAGTCATGGCGTTTCGCGTGAGTATCGCACGCTCGAACCATGATTAACCGGTCTGAACCACTGCTCCCCTTTTCGTGCCCGTAGACTTGTCCTGTTGTTGTCGCCTTTTCTTCACAACCAATGAAGGCGCACTTGTCAAATACACGTTTTTCAGCTTGCAAATCGTTCACTCCTCAACCATGTCGGGATAATCAGCGGCACCATTGGCTCATACTCGGCTACGTCGCGGCTAGCCTGTCGGATCGTCTCCGACGTGATGTCTTTGGTGTACTGAACCATTTCAGCGACCATCTTCCGGAAGTCGACCTCTTTTCGTTTGATGTTCTCCGCTGTGGCACCTTCCCGGCTTGACGTTATCATGTGCACGTTAACTGGCTTGGTCTGGCCGAATCGGTAGCAACGCCGGATAGCCTGGAAGACCTGTTCGAAGCTGTCCGACAGCCCGACGAACGCCATGTCCGCGCAATGCTGCCAGTTCATACCGAATCCGGCGATCGAAGGCTTGGTGACCAGCACGCGGATTTTTCCCGCTGCGAAGTCGAGCATTGCCTGTTCTTTGTGGGCAGGCTTGTCCGATCCTTTGACTTCGACTGCACCGGGGATCGCGGCGGCTAACATTTCCGATTCGACGTTCAAATCGCACCATACAAGGAAAGGCTTGTCCGTCGCGTTGACGATCTCGGCGCAAGCGGCCACCCGTTCTTCAACCGTCTCCCGACGCGCTTTTTGCCGCTGCGACAACGTATTTGCCGGCTCCCCTTCCACCTCGATGACACGGTCCGTAATTGTGAGCGGCGGAAGGATGAATCCGTCATTCAGGTAACCAAGGTCAGACGGCTTTTCCAGTACCACGCCCCAGCTGGCCACCCATTTCCAGAATGCATCCTCCGCGTGCCCTTTCAGGCGCCACTTCTGCGTCTCCCCTCCGTCGTGGACAAAGAACATGGACAGCATCTCAGTCCGGCTCATGACACCCAGGAACTCTGCATGATTGCCGATCTCCATATAGTCGTTCGGCGCGGGCGTCGCAGTGCAAGCGAGCCGATACGGCGTAAAGGCAAACGATTCGATCAGCTCCGTCCGGAGCTTTCCGGTGAACGATTTGAGTATTGATGACTCGTCCAGCACCACCCCATCGAACAGCACCGGTTCGAATTTGTGCAGCATCTCGTAATTCGCGATGTTGAGTCCCGGCTGGACGTCGTCCTGGCTGCGGCAAATCGTGATCTCGTATCCAAGCTCTGCTGCCTCCCGGACTGTCTGCGCGGCCACAGCGAGCGGTGCCAGCATGAGCACATCGCCTCCGGTTAACCGGTTGACGTTCATTGCCCACTCAGTCTGCATCCGGGTCTTGCCAAGGCCTGTCCCGGCAAAGAGCGCTGCCCTGCCCCGCCGCAGTGCCCAGCGGACGAGATCCCGCTGAAAATCGAACAGACTTTGGTGAAGAGAGTCACGGTCGACTTCAAATCCACTCGGCGGGAGAATTGCTCGTTTGTTTTTAATAAATAAGTCGTATGTCATGCGATTGCTCCTTCCGCTGCTTTGACTTTCGGCTTACCTTTCCGTGCTCTTTTCACCAAACGAGCCAAGGAGAAGGCTTGGACGAATGCCGCTACTTCATCCTCCGGCAAGCAGTTTCTCATTCCACGTGTCTGAATGATCTTATCGTCGATAATCTCCATCGTGTAAAACGGCTTATCTGGCTCGTCCACTTTACGGATAACAAACAAATTTGTCTTTCCTTCTGCGTATGTTTTGGCATACCGCCCTACGCAATGGATCAAGTCTTTGCCTTCCCTGAATAGTTCGGCACTGTCCTTCGCAGGTCGGATGAACAGCCCATTGTGTTCAAATTCGTATTTCTGGAGATCCGCGAGCCTTTGGCTAATCATCCCATTCAGTGCATTGTCGTGTTTGATTTTGACCTTCTCAATCGATTTCTGGTGAGCGGTGTACAGATTATTCGGGAACAGAATGTGATCCTGTCTTGTATCCATCCCGATCTCCACGCTGTCCTTGAGATAATCGCGCCAGGCCGTCAATATCGAAGTCGCATTCCGATAGTGCTTCCGCACATCTCCTTTGCCCAGCTGCTTCAATGCATATTGAGCAATCCGAGTAATTGGAGCGAAGTGAGACAGCTTTCGCGCTTCCTCCAAATAGTAGCCCTCAGACAAACTTTGAAGCTGGTACGCCTGTTCGAACGATAGTGTCATGCCGTTTCGTTTGAAGAAGTGGTAGCTGTGGAGCGTGAGAGGGTCCACCTCGGTATTTACAGCTGTAGCCCGTAGGTCCTTGAGCTCCGGCTTTGAAAGTCGCAATACTTTCTCCAGAGTTTTGCCGCGCCAGTTCACAACTCCATGCGTTTGACGCCCAATCAGTTTCGCTTCGACCAGGCTCGTCAGCCCTAGTTTAGTGAGGTATTCGACGCATGGGTATTTCGCAGCCAGATCGAAGAATTCTATGAGGTCTGGAGACTGGTACTGATATTCCTCCCACGTACTGTACTGGAACGGCGTCCCCTGAACGGCAACCGCAACGCTTTCCTTGGAGAGATACCAGCTTTTATTTTTCATGCTGTTGCGGCACTCCGACCGGACATTTTTCCTGTCTACCCACTTCCCGTTCCAGCCCTGATACAACATTTTGCTTTCCCTTGGCTGGAAGAGGTACATGGCAACCGTTCGGTATTGCGTTTCGACTTTGCGATAGTCGCCACTGTAATCCCTCACCACATGTAGGCCGTAAGCGACGATTGCTTTTGGATCGACAACAGATTTCTCGTAATAGACCATGTAAGCATCATCAATCAGGTGTTTCCTGCCTCTACCGCTCGCCTTTACGACGCACTTCGATTCACATTTGTGGCAGATCCTCTCCTCGTTATGGCGGTAGTAGATGGATCCCATCCCGCAAAGATACTCTTGCTGGCAATGCGTGCAGTATGCGTATTGGAGATCCAGAACGCGCCGAGTGAAGAGATACCGGCTGTTGAGGAAGACGGTATCTCTCGCAAAATCGGCGATGCCTTTACTGATCGTCGGAGGGAAGTGAGCCAAGATATTGTCGGGTTTGAACTCTTTTGCCATGCCCGGCACCCCCTACTGAAGCAGATCGTCAAAATCAAAGTCTTCTTCCGAATCCTCAGAAGCCTCTTGCTCCGGTTTCACCGGTTTCTCAGGCTCAGCCTGTTTTTTTGCACCCGGTTCGGCTTTCTTATCAGCAGGTGCCTGCTCCTCAGCTTTGAAATAGTTCAGCACGATCGCGAAACCTTCATCGTCGGACAGTACCGCCATATTCCCGACTCTTTTCTTTTCAGCCACTTTGCGCATTGCATCGAGACTCTTTGTGATTGATTTATCTGTTTTCAGGATGCACGCGGCGTCATCCGGGTTTTGTTCCAGGTGTTGCAGCAAAAATTGTCCGACCAGCTGAACATAAGGATTTTTGCTTTCAGTAATCTCAGTCTTTAACTTTGAAATGGCATCTGTTACCATGAGTGCAAACCTCCGTTTTCTTTACACAGGCATCGGGCCAAGATCGAGGAGCTCCACGCTCCCCTTCCCGCCAGCTGCTGTGGTGTATTTCAGAATCAGTTTTCCGCCTGTACCGCCTTCGACTCGGTACGAGGTGATAAAGATCGCCTTGTTCTTCATGAATCTGTCGTAGACTTTTTGATGAACATGAATCGTCTCCCCTGGATATTCGGAGGGTATTTCAACCCGAGGTCGGGAACGCTGTGTCCGCAGCCATTCCCGGCGCTCGGCTTCTGCTTTTTGTCGCTTCTGCTTTTCCGCTCGCTCGCGCTCTTTTTCCTGGCGTCTCTGATCAGCCTCCGCACGCTTCTGTTCACGCGCGATCCGCTCTTTCTCGATCTGGGCTTTCGTTTTCCGTTTTGCCACGTCTATCTCCACCCCCTCTTGATCCCTCTAAGTGGCACCGTTTCGCTTACCCGCAATTCCCATTAATCAGGCACGGATCAACAGAAAGTTTCGTAATTGCCGGCAGATTAGCGTTGCTTCCTTCGTAATCTCTCATGTCGACCCCAAGGGCAATAAGAGCTTTGTAAGCTTTTTCTCCGTTGTGCTCCTTCGAGATTACGTTCCTTAGCTCCGTTTGCAGTTTTTTCAGATCATCCAATTTCTTGCGAATCGGCAGAGCTGCAGAGCACAAATGATCGCGTGCATTATCGAGAGGTTCATAATGAAATGTGGCATGCCTGTTAGATGAGACGCAATTTCTCATATCTTCAAAAACATCGTCACGAATCTGCCGTCCTATCGCGATAACGTATGAGTTGATCTGGGCTATGATTTGTTGGCGTTTCCAGCCCCCAACGATCTGATAGGTTTCAAGCGCAAGCCCTAATGAGTCAGCGAAATTTTGAGCTTGAATCTCCAAGTGCTCTGTCTTGACCCAATTATCAAGAATGGGCGTAATGTGGTCTGTAATCAAAGCATCGAGCTGAATGTTTAACTCGGTCCGCTGATCCCCCACTTTTTTATCAATGAAGTCATACAGGCTTTGTTTGGTCTTCATTTAACTTCACTCCTTAGTCTTTTTGGTAAAAGTCACATTCGAACGCTGCAGCTGACAGCGGCAACCCCGGCGCCCAATCTATCGGTTTGCCCATCACATTTGTCACATGCTCTACGGATCCGGTACCGATCGGTACGTCCAACACCGCTTCATCGTGTACATGCATCACCACTTCGTAGCCCTCTGCATCCAACCTCGTCAGACTCACCGCCAGGCAATCCCGCGCGATCGCCTGAACCAAGTTCTCCACCAGGCGTCCACCATATGTCCGGTGTGACATCCACTTTTTCTTGACCTGATCCATGCCATCAAATACCAGTCCATCTTTATCGAATTTAGGATCTGGCTTGATACGCGGGTTAACGTAAGCAAGGCTTCGACCACTCGGCAGATCTGCAAAAAGTACTCCTGGTGCATACCGGTACTGCACCCCGTGAGCCAGTTTGACAGTCGTTTTCTCCCGAACTGCCGTGACTGCTGCATCCTCAGCCGCATACCACAGCTTGACGATATTGGGATTAGCCTTGCGCCATTGTTTGACCAGCGCTGGAAGTTCATCCTCCGAGATACCGCTCTTTAATGCCCCCATCGCAATAAGTGCATTCGGGCCGCCTTGATAGCCACATGCCAGCGTTGCAACTTTCCCTTTTGCCCGCAGTTCATAGTTTGCGTGGCCCTTCGTGATCGTTTCGAACGCTACCTTGAACATCTGCGCCGCCGTAGCCTCGTAGATTTTTCCATGACCCCGAAACACGTCTAGCACCCAGTGCTCGTCGGCCAACCAGGCAATCACGCGGGCCTCGATGGCGGAGAAGTCGGAGACGATGAACCGGCAGTCTTTCGATGGAATAAATGCAGTGCGAATCAGTTGCGATAGTACAAACGGTGGAGCCCCGAACAGCATCTCCAACAGCTCGAAATCTCCGCTTAGCAGGATCTCCCGCGCCAGTGCTAAGTCCTCAATTTTGTTCTGAGGTAGGTTTTGCACCTGGATGAGCCGACCCGCCCATCGCCAAGTTCGATTGGCTCCGCAGAACTGGAGCAACCCTCTTGCCCGATCGTCCGCACAGATGGACCGTTGCATTGCGTTGTACTTGTCCACACTGGTCTTACTCATCTCCTGCCGCAGTTCCAGCATCCGGCGAGTCTCGTCATCCGGCGCGGCGTCAAGCAACACCGGCATATACTCTTTCGATAACCCGTCAGGAGTTTCCAAGCCTCGTTCTGCTAGCCATTCCTTGATCTGCGAAAGGCTGTTTGGATTATCTAACCCTGTCAGCTCTCTAGCTTCCTCCACCAGCCGCGCTTCGTATTGTTCGTCGCAAGCGATTGCCTGCCTCACCAATTCCGGATCAAGCCGGGTACCGCGATCATTGATCTCTTGGTCGAGTGCCCACAGCCGCCATTCATGTTCTGGAACCGGAAAACGCTCCAGCTTACGGCGCACTTCCCGTTCAACGACTACGTCCTGTTTGTTGTAAGCTTTGTACTCTTCCCACTTGTCCGGATCATGATGCGGATAGTTTCGCGTTCGCTCCCCGTTCGCTTTCGTGGGCTTGCATGGAATACTGAAAAACTTGATCAGGTTTTTGCCTTTGGCGTCCTTCTGTGCCGATAGTTTCAGTACCTCAGCGACACCTTCCAAGTAGCCTGGTAGCCCGAGCGCTAAGGCATGGACTGCCGTGCATCGCCACTGAAGAGGATTGCATTCGGTTCTGAAATGTTTAGCGATACACGTACGTTCAAATGCGGCGTTGTAAGCTGTTTTGATCACACTCGGGTTAATCAGATCTCGCATCACTCGCTCCGGTAATTCTTCAAAAGCAGTCAGATCAATAACCTCTACTGGATCGTCACCGTAAGCGTAAGCAAAGAGAAGGATTTCGAAGTCAGGCGATTCGACGTAACGATGGACGCCGCATTTTATCAGGTCAACGCTGCTGTACGTTTCTAAGTCGATTTGGAGAATGGTCATTTTGTTTCACTCCGATTTCTCTGAACAAATCTCGAAATCAACTGTTCTCTATTAATGCCAAGTTCTTGAAGAGCAAAATTCAGTAATCTTTGTGTGTTGATCGTACCGAAGCTAGCTTTTCGACATGATGTGCAATACTTTGTGATGTGTCCCTTCGGTGTAAATGCGATTCCGCATCGATCGCATTCCCGTTTTTGCTGCTTCATATTCGATTCCCTCTCCCGAATATTTGGATAAGAAAGGGGACTCTTCCGAATCCCCTGCTGCAAAAAACCCATTAGCTCAAAAAGTCATCATCATCGCCATTATCGTCGGTGTCAAAATCTTCATTCGCGAAATCGTCATTAACGTTGCTTCGTCCACCGAGGAAGTCACCATCTTGCACCTTGACCACGTTGTTAAGACCAGCTGCAACGCCGCGATTGCCCTTCGCGTCGAACGGATAAAAATTCAGACTCACCTTGGCATAGCAACCGCTGTAAACTTCGGTACTGTCAGTGATTTCTTGAAACTTGGTCTTCCCGTCTGCACCCTTACCAATCGGTTTAGCGATACCAGGCTTGTTTTTACTCGACGCATTCAGGAAGTAATGACCAGCATAAGCTTCGTCGTCAGGTCGTTCCTCGTCACCGTCACGCAGAGGAGTTTTGCAGTTGGCGGGAATCTTGCCACCCCACTTGCTCTTGCCCAGCTCCTTGGCTGCCTCAACCGCTGCTTTGATCTTACGCAGTGTTTCTTTGTCAGTCTTCGGGATCAGAATTGCCGTGCTGTATTTCTCGTCCCCACCGTCGATAGATTGCGGTTCAAAGATATGGGTGTACGAGAGACGTACTTTTCCTGTGATCACCTTTGTTGCTGTATTGTCAATTGCCATATTAGATCTGCTCCTTTATTTTTGGATTAGCCTTGCCGTGGAATTGTGTTCAAAACGAGCTTTCCATTTTTGAATTCGATTTCGTGATGATCCACTTTGCCGTAAATATCGACAGAAAAGATACGGTTGATCTCGATGTCATCCTCCAAGCCGCCCCGCGATGCGAGAATACCCGCATAGTTAATTACTTCACGTTCGGCATTTCGGGTTACCATTGTTTGTTCGTTATAATCGCTTTTGTTTGTTTGTACGATTATGAATAACCGACTCATTCAGAAAACTCCTCTCCCGCGAAATCTTTCTCAACGCTGTTCAGCTCCGGACGCTTGTCCGACTCGGGAACGAGCACCGGCTTGCCTTGCGGCTTGATGATCAAACCATCCAGCAAAGCGGCTAGCTCTTTCTTCCCGACACGCTTCTCCAGATCCCCGATACCAAGTAACTCTTGCGGTTTCAGGTATTTCTCTGGCTCCAGCTGTGCAGCTTCCAGTACGGTCCGCGCCGCGTCTTTGTCCGTAATAGCACGATTGCTTCGACCTTCGACCAGCTTCCATTGCGGGATCTTGTTCCCCTCCTTGGCTTGTTCGAAAGCGTAGTCCTCAACATCCTTTGCCCAGGCTTTCAACTGTTCGGCGACAAACAGGATCGAACCGATCTCCTCGTTGTCCAACAAAGCTGGGTCCTTAAATTCATACTTGAGTGCTTCCATATTTGCATCCGCTCTGGCGCGGCAATTCCCTTTTACTTTGCACCAGCGGCAGTGATCACCAGACTTAAACTCGCCTTCTCCGGCAAATGCTTGTCCTGCGGCGGGCTTGACTACCGTCTCTGCCCACTCCAGCAGCTCATCGATTGGCATGGTGTCCGAGCTAACGCTATCAAGTCGCGGCTGAACGATCGTCATGCGGATCTCCTGAATGTCGTAGAGATAACTGTAAGCTACCCACGCACCAAGAGCATAAAGGCGCATCTGCGGGTTGCCTACAGCACTTACCGGCACACCCTTGCCATATTTCAGATCGATGACTTCCAGCACGCCATCAGCGATTAACACCACGTCGCCGGTGCCATATCCGTCAGGTACCCACTCTGTAAAATCCAGACGTTCCTCTAGCAACACCACTGCATCACTGGATCTTGCCTTCGACTCCATAAAGCGCTCTCCGACGAGATCCACGTATTCTTGAATGGCGTTCTCCATCTCGGGTCCATAGAACTTGTTGTCCTTGACCTTTTCCAGCGCATCGTCAAGGCGTTTCCTCTCAGCTGAATTGCAAACGGTAATGCGTTGGCGAAGTTTGATCTCGCCCAGCTCATGGGCCGTCGTGCCCTCATCTGCGTACTCACTCCGCTTGTCTGGAATGCTCTCCTGCTGCCGGGCACTTGGTGGACAATTGATCCATTGGCTAGCCTTGGACGCGCCCAACAAAGCGTGAGCGCGTTCAGCATGTGCCTGTGCCATCATATAAGATCCAGTTCAGCCAGGAAGTCAGCACGTTTTTCTTCCGGCACGTCGGATATCGATTTCGCTCCGAATTGGTCCAAGAGAGCTTTGATCGCCTTTTTAGCTTCTGGTGATGTGCCCACTTCTTGCGCCTTGGCCCGTAGCTCAACAACGGTTGGTACATTATCAGAAGAACCTTGTTGCTGCGGTTCCGGTTGTTCCGATTGTTCCGGTTGTTCTGGCTGTTGCTCTTCTTGTTGCTTCGGTGCCGGATCTTCTTGCTTAGCAGAACGCTGGCGTTTTGGCTTGTCCTCTTGTGGTGCTTCCGCTTGAGTTGCAGCTGCAACAGGTGCAACCACTAAATTTGCAGCGAGATCGGAAAGTTCTTTAATTGCCTCAATGGCGTTTTCGCCGTTGATATGGATTTGAACTGACATGTATATACCTCCAATTGGGAATATGGTGAGTGAACTGTCCCGTTTACGGGGAAAATAATTTGTGATACGATAGCCGCAAAGTACCTTTTTCTTTACAGCGTTTCATCTAAGACTCCGTGCCGCTAACACGGGGTCTTATTTGTTTAAGCGCTCAATCTGATGTGCGAGGTCTTCCAGCTGATCTTCCAGATACAAAATCTTGTTTTGATAACGGGTAACTTCATCTTCAGCCGATTTTTTGCGCTGTTTGTTGAATTCAATTTGTGTTTTGAACCGAAAATGTTGTTCCAATAAAGCACCTAATTCCTCATTCACCAGCAACACCTCCCTTTGGTTTAGTCACGAGGCCGCCGCCGTCCCTACCTCTACAGCAGCCGTTGTAGGTCCACGCCTACTCCACGTTCTAGACCTCGTTCTAGACCTCGTTATGTAACAAGTGCCGACAGCCCTCCACCTACACGCTCTCCCACTCTGCCAGCGAATCCATGCAGTTAGATCAAATACATTCACGTACTACATCGTTCTCAGTCCTTTCTTTACTCGGTCACCCGCCGACCACGTTTATGTTGACCTGTCTCATCAGGCAGGGACGGCCATCCCCCTGCGACCAGAGGGGCTGCCCCTGGTTTCGACTTCAAAATCTCATTGGCACAATCTTGAAAACACTCTCAAAGCCTTCCCTGCAGCAATAAACCTCACTTCCGACTCTCCAAACGATTTGCCCTTTATGTACTTCACCAGAGCAGTGATCACAGGTATCATCGATTTGCTCTTCTTGGTTGTCTGAAATCGTCATTTCTTTATAAGCTCCCATAAGTCACCTTCCTAACCCCGTTGAGTTTCCCGAGTAAATCGTATTTCCCATCGGCGTTTGTAATAGTCATACAGCCCGCTCCGTCTCAAACTGTTTACTTTACTTCGTAACGCATGTTCGGTTCTTCCAAGTGCGAAAGCGATTGTACGTGTAGGATCTACCTCGTAAAACTTACATAGGTATTCCAGTTCCTCATCAGTAAGAGGTATCTGGTGATTCGGATGAAAATCTGGATGATATTCCATCCGTCCCGAACGGTCATAGGTAATTCCTTCTTCCAGGACTGATTCATTACGATGAAGAGGCATCTTCTTCCACCTCCGTTGCCACACTGACCATCGTCATTTCGCTGACACCTACGTATCGAAGCAACTCGCTACCACAATTCTTATCCGGACAACTAATTACGCTCTGATCTTCTTCAGCTGTTTCCACCGCAAAACCGAGGCAGCAAGCCTGGCATTCGTAGACGAAGTATTCAAAGATTGGCGTACTCATTTGATTGCCCTCGTTTCTACAATGACGAGGCAAACACTTTGATGAACAGCTTGTCCAGTCAGTCGATTCACTGTCATTTGACGAGAGCGTATCAGTTTGGCGAGATCCGCTTCATACTCAAGCAGCCTATTTAATTCCGCTAGACCCGGATCAAGGTAGCCATGGAGTGCCTTGATTTCTTGGCTTGTCTTTTCACGCTCTTCCGACAGCCGTCTGATTTGCTGCTCATGTTCAAAAATTTGGGCATCAATTGATTTATGCAAAGGCTTGTCCCCCTCTATGAAATTGTGGTATTCTTCCGTTAACGATTTTTTTCAGGAGCCATCTGTTAGCCGCAGATGGCTTTTCTCATTTTCCTGAATCTGCTCCGAGAGATCCCTGGTCAGCTGCTTGTACACTTCATGCGCTGAATGATCGCTTGCTGCTTTTGCGTCCATCATCATTCGTTGGTAGTAAAACAGTTTCTTTCGAAGGCTTTGGGTATTCATTTCAATCGCTCCTCGTATTTGTTAGCGAATTGATCCAACCGTTGACCGTAGTCGTGAGAAACCTTGCTGCACATCTTAAAACCGTAGCGCTCGCAAATGGATTTTCCGTTGTCGGCCATCAATGCAACTTCCTCATTTCCGGAAGATTGCCAAATTTTCAGTTGCTTTTGATTGGCTTGCAGTCCTGACATCATTACTCTGCTCACCTCCCGGATAAAGCTTGTCCACCTGAGCGGCCCTTAGGAGCCGCTTGCTTGTTGCACCATCTCGACAAAAGGGTATTTTTCATGGAAGAACTTAATCGGAACCTTCCCGCGTTCAACCCAGAAACCTTGCGACTTCAACTCCTCGTTCATCGCCTGAATTCGTAGTTGAGCCGTTCTAATTGAATTCAGGCTCAGGAGTTGCATAACGTCCTTTGAATCATAGAAGTGTCTCATAGGACAATTTGTACCTCCTGTTCAATCTCTTTAAAGGTTAAATTTCTATTTATCCTGTGTTGTTTTTCGGTACTACTTTGATCTCAAGCCCCAGTACATCGCAAACCTTTTGCATAGACTCTTCGTTCCAACGCCGTCTACCATTCAGCAGATTATGTATATACATGGATGAATATCCGACACGGCGAGCTAACTCAGCAGCATTAATGTCCATGTCAACCAGAGCATGTTTGACTTTAATCGAAAAGCTCAC